GAGATGGCGATTCACCGTAAATGGTTCCAGGAACAAAAGGCAGAAAAGATGAAATGGATTGGCGATGACAAGTCTTTGGAGAAGGCGGTTATCGGTGGGTTAAAACATCAACTGCAAGAACGCCTAAAATTATATGGCAGCTATGCTGTGAAAAAAAAGGAATTGGAGGCGATTCTTGCAAAGCTGCCCGAACAAGAAGTAGATAATCCGGTGCCAGGAGGAAACAGCAATGGAGTAGATGATAATGGCCTTGACAAAGAACTGAAGGCCCGTGAAGAAAAGCTGAAAAAGGGCTATAATGCAGAGATAAATCTGCTGAAAGAAAAGCTGCTGAATGAAGGCATGGCACAGCAGGAATATCAGGAAGAACAATATAAGGCTGAAATGGCTTATCTCTGGAGCCGGAAAGCTCTACTGGTGGAGTATGGCAAGGACTCGTCCGAAATCCAGGGGCAGATTTATGACAAGATGATTGCAGAAGCAGACCGGTTGACAGAAGCGTCTAAGGAGGCCGATAAAAATGCCCAGTCTGATAATCTGGCCACTATTGACGAAGAATATCAGTTACAACGGACTGCATTGAAGCAAGCATATATTGCAGGTGACATCAAGCGGGAAGCTGATTACTTGGAACAACTGAAGGATTTGGAATACCAGTACCTGGAGGAACGTAGAGATATGTTGGCGGCCTATGGGGAAGATATATCTTCCATTGATGCAAAATTGCAGGATATGGATTTGGCAGATGGCAAGGAAAAGAAGAATAAACAGCGTGAACAAGGTTTCAAGGAGATAGATTCCACTTCTTCCTTTTCTCAGAAAAACGATATTCTTCAGTCAATGTACGATGCCGATTTGATAACGTATGAAGAATATCAGGCTAAGAAGACCCGTATTGAGGAAGAGTATGAGGATGAACGGATGAAATTAGTTGGTAAGGCTTTTGACATTATGGGCGATGCAGCTTCTACATATAGCCAGCTTGTAGCCAATATGCAAAATCGGGAAATTAGTAAGATTGAAAAGAAATATGATAAACAAATTAAGGCAGCACAAAAAGCAGGTAAAGACACCACTAAACTTGAAGAAGAAAAAGAAGCTGCCATTGACCAGATTAAAAAGAAATATGTTGATAAGGAATTTGCGGCAACTATAATGCAAGTAATAGCTAAGACTGCACAAGCAATTATGGTTGCGTGGACTGCTGGTCCCATACTTGGCCCTATACTTGGGGGATTGGCTGCAGCTCAAGGTGCTGTTCAATTAGCCGTCGCCAAACAGCAGCGTGATGAAGCGAAGGGACTGAAATCCGGTGGTTATGTGGATGAGTATGTGGAGGGCTATACCAAGAACGGTAATCCTGATGATGTGGCTGGTGTTATTCCGGTACATAAGAACGAGTTTGTGGCCAACCATGAAGGTGTGGCCAATCCGCATGTGCGCCAGTTCTTGGATGTGTTTGACATTGCACAGAAAAACGGGACTATCCGTATGCTCAATACGACGCAGATATTGGAGCAGGTTCGTACACGCAGCGGCAAGTATGGCGGTGGTTATGTTGATACGAGTGATTACTCTATGGCATTGTCGTCCGACAAAGGTAACGTCTTGTCTGGCTTGACACCGGAACAACGCTCGCAGATTGTGAGGTTGTTGGCTCGCAACAATGAGTTGCTCGAAATTCTCGCAAAAAAAGAATTGGTGGTTGACTCCCGTAAGGTGCGGGATGGTATAAAAAGGCTCGAAGTCCTGGAGGGTAATGTCAGTAGATAGTGTCCTTTTTTTATGGTACCGGTACAGATAATTTTGCAACATGAATGTATTCCAGGCAATAGATGAAATGAGGCAGTTGTCTTCCGAAGGAAAAAGCTTTTCTTTTTCTTTCATGAGTTATAGTTATGAGCGTCGCAAAAGCGATGGGGTCATAACGGTGAATAATGCACGTCTGCGTAAGCAGAGCCATAAAGAGAACAATAGGTTTGCTGATTATATGCTGAATTTTATCAATCTGGATACTATGGAATATGGCATGTGCTGGCAGCCTCTATTGCTGTCTTTTAATGATAATGAACTTGAATTGGGTTGATGGATACGAAGTTTGAAAATATAGTACCTTGGAATGGCTCGAATGATACCGGGCGCGATGTTCGCTTAAAGTGGGAAAGAAACTTTAAGCGCATAGCGGATGCCTTGAAGGAATTGTCTGATACGGATAAGCAGATTATAAAGGATATTTTAAAAGAAATAGATAAAATATTTCTGCATAAGGATAAAGAGGACGGCACTCCCTTCCCCATAACCTTCGGAGATTGGGTCAAGTTCGGTGAGTTCATCAGTGGCATTTCCGGAGGTTGTATCGATAAGAATGGCATCCTTGAAATGGAAGAAGGCATTTTCCGCAAGCGTGTGTTTTTTCCGGAAGTAGCCTATAACCGTGTGACCTATTTCAAGGGACGTATGTGCGCCTCTCCCGGAGGTGGATGTACGGTCAAGGAATGGAGCGACAACGGTGATGGCAGCTATACCATAACCCCGGATTTGACGGATGCCGACGGTCTGAGCCAGTTTGTGGATGATATACTTACTACTTACTTCGTCACCAAGAACGCCGAAGGCAAGTTGCAGGGGTTCGAGGAGATGAAGTTCCGGGTGACTTCTGCCGATTACACTGCCAAGACATTCGTCATGACACCCAAGCCGGGTACTGACTGGAAGCCTGGGGAATCTATGGTACTTGCCCAGACGGGTAACTTTACAGATGAGGATAGGCAGACGTACATCCTGATTGATACGGTTAACGGCAACAACTGTATTACTTTCTTCGACCACGCTAATACATGGGATGTCGAGCCTGCACAAGAGATGTCGTGGATTGGCAAGAAGAAAGGCCGTACCGTACATGGCATTCCGGCTGACAACTACTCGGCAGTTTTTCGCCACGTCATCATGTCCGGCAAGATATTCCAGGTGGATGACATCACCGGCGAGGCTTTCCGGGTGCCGCTATTCAAGGAGACGTGGAAAAAGGGTGAGAAGTATGCCTATTACGATGAGGTGACGCATAACGGCAGTTCATGGATATGTGTCAATGAGAAAGGCACGTCTACAGAACCGGCAGACGGCAATGCCGACTGGCTGAAATATGCGGCAAAGGGAGAAAGCGGCAAGGGTATCAAGTCTACCGATGTGGAATACGCGATATCGGTGTCTAATGTCATTGCCCCGGTGGACGGTTGGCAGACTACCTCCCCTGAATGGGAAGCCGGCAAGTATATCTGGTCCCGGACGAAGATTGTCTATTCTGATGACGAAGTCAAGTACACCCAAGCGGCTTGTATCAGTGGTGGGCAGGGAGCCGACGGCAAGGGCATCAAGTCCATTACCGAAGAATACTACCTTTCCTCTTCATCGGCCACCACAACCGGAGGCGAGTGGCAGACAGACTCTCCGGCGTGGAAAAACGGATGGTATATCTGGACCCGGACAAGGATAGTCTTCACTGACGATACTTCCACCACAACGAACGCCATCTGTGTGACTGGCAGCAAGGGTGCAGACGGTACAAGCATTACCAATTGCGGTGACTGGCAGACCGGCAAGCATATACCTTACATGGGTATTACCAAGATGGCCGGACGTGTGTTTTTATGTGTCGCTCCTGATGGTACCGACAATCCTCCGATGTGGACTCAGACGACCAATGAGGGGCGCCGTATCCTGCAGACGCAGAACGGTGGAAAGAGCTACGGTTATACCATTACCGGGGACTTGAATACGGCTGAATATGAACTGCTGGTGGAGAACGGCCAGGACGGGCGTGACGGTAGGGATTATGAATGGATTTTTAAGCATACTGCGGAAAATATCGCTCCGGCAACCCCTGCCACATCACAGGTGGATGACTACGTGCCGTCCGGCTGGCATGATGACCCGATTGGGGTGAGCGAGAGCCTGCCATACGAGTGGGCTTGCTGCCGCACGAAGAAGGACGGTGTATGGAGTGCGTTTTCACCGGCAGCCATCTGGGCCAAGTGGGGCTTTGACGGTGAGTCGGCCATTGTAGCCGATTTCGACAACGAGATGGAAAGCATTGCCTTGACATACGAAGGAAAGACTGTTTCGCAGTCCGTACTCAATACAACCGTCGGCATGTGGTATGGTACGAAGAAACTACAGCTCAAGTCCATCTCATGCGTGACCCCTGCCGGTGTGACGGAGAGCTACAATGTCAATACGGGGGTGATAGCGTTTACCGTGGCTTCCGGCATTTCGATGCCTGCACGCTCAGAGGTCAGGATAACCGTTACGGCTACGGTACAGGATACGGACATAAGCCGTGAGTTGGTGTTCACCATTACCGGTGTGCGTGCCGGTAATCCGGGCAGTGATGCGGTACTCTATAGGCTGGTGCCTTCTATCTCATCGGTAAGCAAGCGGAAGGATGGTACCTACAGTGTGGCAAGCGTGTCATGTACACGCACCAAGTCTGTAGGCGGTAGCACTTCCATCACGACGGATGGCGTACTGAAATACAGTAAGGACGGTGGTTCGGAGGTCGAGATACAGAACGGAACGGCCATTTCCCCGAAGAACTTCACGGCGCAGCTGCAGTTCGTGTTCTACGTGGGTGGGCAGGTCGTGGACCGGGAAACTATACCCATGGTTGTGGATGGCAACGACGGTAATCCTGGAAAACCTGGCGGTGACGGCGAATCCGTCAAGGCTGGCGGTGAGTGGCGCACAGCTAATACTCCATATAAAAAGCTCACCATCTGTACGATGGGTGGCCGCTCCTGGCTCTCAAAGGTTGATACATCGAATCCACCTCTATGGACAGTCAATGACAGTCAGGATAGGCGCATCCTACAGACACAGAACGGTGGAAAGAGCTACGGCTATATTCCTACCGGAGAAGTGAACACGGCCGAATGGGAGCAGCTTACCCAGGATGGCGGCATGGTATATCTCATCAGTACATGCAGCAATATCCGGGTGAGCAATGCCGGTTCGCTTGTTCCTTCAGCTTTCCGCGTCTATGCCAAGCGGACGCTTGGTAGCGCCACATTGACTTATCCGGACGGATATCTGACCGCACGGGGGTACAGCAACGGGATATGGAGCGCCATCGCAGGGCCTTCGAGGGCTTCCGAGATTACGGTCAACGCTTCGGCTGGGTATTCCACTTTCTCGGTTCGCTGTTATCAGAGCCAGGCGGACGCTTCGGCATGGAATGACAGTTTCATTGCGGAGATGTCCGTGGGTGTCAGCTATGACGGTTCAAGCGGACGGGATGCCAGTGAGCCGCGTCCGAGAGGTTTTTTCGCCAAGGGCAACACATATGTCTGGAATGAAGATTACCATGACATCGTACTGGCCACATTCAACAATCGAACCATTCCGTTTCGGGTACGGGCTTACGGTACGTCGGTCACTGTCGCACCTACCTCGATAGACGGTGATGCGAATTGGGAGGCGGCACAGCAGTTTATGTTTGTAGCTATGGATATGGCTTTAGCGAGAAAAATACGTGCTGATGAAATCCTTGTGGATGATTTGGTGGTACAGAACGTATTGGCAAGGGATAGCGATGGGAATCCGACAATCGAAATCAATGGAGATGAAAAGAGGTTCACCATAGGCGGCATTGAAATAAATTCCGACGGGTTAGGGTCTAAGATGGCTGATTCCGGAAGGCTTGATTTGAACGGGAGCTTTATGCGGCTCGGTTTGGACGGGCTAAGAGTAAGGCGTTCCCAATATTCGAATCTGGATAACATTATCAGATATGTATATAGTATCGCGACATTGATAGATGGCTGTCTCAAACTGGAATCCAAAGGGGCAGTCTATTCACCCAAAGAGGTATTCTATGCCGTATCAGGCAATTTCGGTTTGAAAATAAACAGTTCCGGGATATACAGGACTTCGGATGGAGGCACAACATGGGTTCAATTATAATTTTAAATATCAGTGTTATGAAAGTGTTTTATGAAAGCAAAATTGCGAAATGGCTGCTGTGGCAGGGTTACAGCACCATCACATTGGGATGCTTCGTCTTTACGAAGAAAAGCAAGGAGGAGATGAAGCAGAGCACGCTCAATCATGAGGCGATTCATGTGCGCCAATGGGAAGAATGTATGATTGCATCGGCTGTGCTGCTGACATTAATCATGCTGTTTACCGGATTCAACTTATGGGTATATCTACTTTGCCCGTTGTGGTTCTACCTTCAGTATGGGTTGGAGTACGCAATATCCTACATGTATCACTTATGCCGTAACCGGTGTTGGATAAATGTAGGTGATAAGGCTTACGGAAATTCAGCGTTTGAAATGGAAGCGGAAGCTAACGAAGAGGTAGACGGTTATCTGGATGTGAGAACTCCTTTTGAGTTCTTCAGATACTACGGAATAATTTGATTTATAATTTACAAAACGAGTTAATTATTAAAATGTTAAATCGGGTAATATTTCCGTCCGGAAATTATGCCCCTTAAATGTATTAAGTATGGCAGAGAAACAAGATATAGCAATGAATCAGTTCCAGACAGTCACTGATGCGGATTATGTGTACGTGGAGAAAGAGAGTAGCCAAGGGAAGATTGGGAAGAGTGATTTAATATCCAAACTTCTTGCTGCATCTGGATTAGATAAAATTGAAATTATATCTAAGTCGGTAGATGTAAATCAAAAGTTAACTCTTGACTTGAAAAACGGATTATATTTTCTGATAGGTTCTGGAAACTTTGGCTTTTGTGATTTAGTATCTGTATACAAAAAGGAAATTACCGTTATAGCAAATAAAGGTTATGGAACCCTAATGATAGGAACCGACAATATAGTAGCTGGACAACATTGCATTTACGTAAATGAGACCGATAATAAAATAGAATTCAAACAATATAATTCATTCATTGATGTAACATTTGGAGGTATTATCGCATGAAATAGGTATGCATATATTACTTAATTTAAGGACTACATTTGGTCTCTCGCTTCTTTGCCATACTCTTTGCCCCTTAAATGTGTTAAGTATGGCAGAACAAGATATTAGGGAAGACCAGATGACTTCGGTCAGCAGTGTAGACTATGTGAGAGGGCTAAAGGGTAAGGACAGCGTGTTGATAAAACCTGACTACCTTCCTCATCCGAATACGGGAGGTGGAGTTGTTTCTGCTGATTTACAAAGAGTTAAATGGTATAGAATAGCTATTGGTTATCCTGGCAATGCTGCTTCTTCCGGACTGTTCAATATAGGAAATCTTTATCAAAATGAATCCCCAAGGGCAATCTTGTTTTATGCTTTTGCTGAAGGGTATGAGAATGGAGCTTTCGTTACAAAAGTAGCATCCTCAAGTATAGTTCCCATTTCAAAAGCTCGTGTGTTGTATGCAAAATCAACAACTGAACGAAGTTTTTTAGACATATATGTAAGACTTTACGGATTAAACAAGTTTGTAATATCCGCTGCTGCCCTCATCAATTTCAAGTTACAGACACCGGAAGAAGTCAGCGAAACCATTCCTGAAGGTTACTCTGTAAAAGAAGTTTCCTTCTGATAGTGGTTCTGCAAGCCATGTGGATTTTCATTCTGGTTATGCCCGTTCTGACCGAGATGGCCGGAACGGGTAAGAGATTGGATAAGAAATGAAAGAGGCAAATTATACCACCAAATTAGGTAAGTGAAATTGACCTCCATTTAGACCAGGTAGAATAAGAAGCATCATTCCCCCTCAATACAAATCGTACTTTCAAAGCAATAGCAGCAGAGTCTTCTTCATAATTGCTATCATATCCTATTTGCATAACTGATGGCGGTGCGGCAAATACTCCCAGAAACGTTATCCCTACATCTTTAGCAGTAGGGTTACTACCGACATAATATATCCCATTGTTTTTTAATTCATTAATATCTCCATTCGGATAGTTTAAATTTCCACTTAGAACAGAGGAAAGCAAATCACTCTTCTTTATTTTCCCCTGGGAGCCATCTGCCAGTTCTACATATATATACGGTGCATCCGTCACCAT